AATCATTTGTAAATGTTTTTAATGTTATTCTTTTCAGCGTATCGAATTACAAAATCCTGCGCATCTTCTAACCTTTGACTTGAATAAAGGTACTGCCTGTTTCTACGAACGTAAAAGTAATTGTAAACGTAACCATACTTGTTTTTTACCTTAGTTGGGTAAATCCATTTTAACTGTTTTTCCATATCTATTTATTTTGTGTTTGTCAAAAGTAATATAAATTATTAATATAGTTCTAATTCTTTACATTTTTTTTTATAGGTGCTGATTATTTCTTTTAGTTCGTCTATTGTGAACTTTCGTGTTTTAGTAGCTTCAGCGCTTAAATTCTCAAATTCCTCTATTCCGATTTTCTTCAATAAGTTTTCACGGTAGTAAATTAAATTTCCTGAAAGATACGTGTTACAGTGTTCACATTGAAGATGTACATTCCTTTCGTCAAATCTAACGGACCAATGATTATTAGCGTTGTAGAAGTGTCCCGCATTGATTTTTAACGGCTTCTTTTGACACGAAATACAAACGTTCCCGGCATCCCTTAATCGAATAAACTTATTGAATACTTGTTGCGATAATTTAACGTAATCTTGAATTGTCATTAAATCCATTTTTAACTTCGCCTTTTTACGTTTCCAGTTCTTTTCTTTTACCTCGTTTATCCATTCAGTTACGCAATTAGGGTCGAAGCAATTTTTTTGCAGCGTTGTAATTGGTTGGAATTGTTGACGGCAGTATTTACATTTTTTATTTTTCATAGTTCAACCGTTAGTTCTTCACCCGTAAGTGCAAAGTATAAATTTTGAAGCTGATGAACGTATTCAATATATTTATACCAATCGCCGTAATCATTCATGTAGAAATGACAATATACATCATCTTCTATATCAACATCAAATCCACCATTTTGATATAGACCTATATTATCATTATATTCAAATCCTAATTTCAATAACCACTCTGTTGTTATTTTAATAGGTATCAAACAAATTCCAACATAAAACCTACTCGTATTATCGTGTATTTTTACACTATTATTTGTTCTAATTTCAGACACTATAACGTGACCTTGTTTTCCGTTTAAATAGTTTCCTATTCTTAATTCATTTGTTTTCATATTTCACCGCTTATTAACATTTCTAAATGCTTATTCAAACTCTTATTCTCTTGTTTTAACATTATGTTTTCAAGTTCTAATTCGTGGTTTCGTCTATTCGTAGCCATTAACATTTTATCTACGTGGTTTAAATATTGCACCGCTTCGCCTACTTCGCCTAAACTTTTTTCCATTGATTCAATTAGTTCTTTACGGTCAGGTCTTTTTTGCTTTATTTCTTCCAGTGTATTGTTTATTTTCCAATATACTAAGTTTAATCCAGCTTTGCGCTTTATCATTTCGATCATAATTTTTCTATTTCGTGTTTTACTTGTTGCCAGTATTCAAGACTATCTTCTTCATATTCAATTGAAGTAAATAAAAAATCAGATTCTAATCTTAAATCTACTGCAATTAACGCGCATCGTTTTGCTATTCCAGTACATAATATTTCATCACCGCATTGTGTATCTTCAGACCATAACACAAATTTATAACTATCTACTAATTCAAATGCTTTTTCTTTAGGTGTCATATTTCTTAATTTAAAATGGCATAGTCATTTCGCCGTTCTTGTTTTCAATTGGTTTTAATTCTTTAAAAGCTCCTTGCTTCATTCTTTCACTAAACGAAAGTAATTCTTTTCCATTTACTATTTCAGGTTTTGAAGTTGGAAAACTATTTGAAATTGGTTTAGGTTCGTGTTTACTTCGATTAGCGTATATTTTATTATCAGCAAAATCTTTAATGTAGTATTGATATTTTTCTACGTCTAAAAATAGTTTGTACGTTCCGTTTTTTGAAACGCCTTTAGGCTTGCTTTTAGCCACTTTTAAGTGTACTTCGTTTTCTTCATATACATTACCTTCGGCATCCATTACTCCAGCGGGTGGTCGCCACGGAATTAAAACCGTTAAACCTTTTCTAAACCATACTTGACCGCCCGCAAAGTCGCGCGCCGTTGGCATAGGGTAAAATGTATGTCCGTTTTGTGTTACGGGTGCTTGATCACGTACGTGGTTTATAATGCAATTGTGTCTTTTCGTCTTTCGGGCGTTTTTACGTGCCATCCCTAAAATTCTACTTAAATATTTGTCCTCGCGTCCTAAGTCCGAATGTATATATTCTTCAGTAAGTTCGTTCCAAGGGTCAATCGTAGTTGTGTTAATTGTTATTTCTTGCGTACGTTCAATTTCATCTACTAATTTATAGAAGTTTTCAAGCGTTAAATCTTCATCAATAGGGTCAATTACTATAAAATGATCGTTAACAAACATTTCAGCAGCAACTTGTTCGCCTTGTGTCATTGAATTTTCTCCTATTGTGTACGGTTTACCGATATATTTATAGCATAATTCAGCGTATATTTCAGCAGCGTTACCCGTTTCAGGTGAAAATATTACGTGTTTCCATCCGTGTATGCAACTTAAGTTAATTAGAAACTCAAACCATATTTCAGTTTTACCACTTGCTGGTGCTGCTCCTATGTAAGTTGTACACCCTTCTTTCACCGTGTACGGTATTTGGTCAAAAGTCCAACCTATTGATTTGCCTCTAACGTTTTTTAGGTTGCGTATGTCATTTAGTTGACCTTGTAATTCGCTTAATCTTTTGTACATTTTATTCGTGTATTACAGGTGCAAAATAAACATCTTTTACTTCAGTAGTATCAAACCCGTATTTATCAATAGTATCTGTTCTACTAAAAAATTCAGGTGTGCAATATTGATAATTTTTTTCTTTGTGGTATTCGTTGTTTTTGCAATTAATTATTGCTGTTAAAACTTGTTGTTTAGAATAACCTTGGTTTATCAAAGATTTGTATTTTGATTTTACTTTGTTATTTACTACTTTAAATTCTCTTTTAAAATTCAAATTAATAAAATCAAGCAACGCTTGAAAATCTATTTGTTCTTTTACTTCTTCTTTCTCTTTCTCTTGTTCTTTCTCTTGTTGCCAAGGGTCTACCGAAGCCCCTACCGAACCCCCTTGCCAAGGGTCTTGATTAGGGTGTAATTGAATAGTCTTATTTACATACCCATCTATTTGTTTATCAATAGAATGCTTTTGAGAAAGGTAGGCAAATTTAACCATACCATTAAGTTCTGAATCAATATTAGTAAACTGTTTTTTTAACAACGCGTCGTAAAAAGCAAGTCTATCTTTATCGTTCAATTCGTTAGCCACTTCCCAGTAACTACGATAAAAATTAAATCCCTTCCTCATCGCTAATCAGTGCTATTTGTTTACGTAACTCTTTGCTAAATTTTATTGCTGTTTTTTTCTCTAAAGCAATCCAAATTTCAGGACTCGCTTCTTCTTTAATGCCAATAAAAATTTCATTACGTGTGTTACAAAAACACCTTAATTCTGTGGTGTCTGAATTTGATTTTTCAGAACCGTAAAATACTAATTGTACCATAATTTTAATAAATGTTTTTAGAAAACAAGTAAACTTTAAATGCAAAAAACCCTTTAGCGTTCGGGAGCAGCCTACTAACTAAAGAGTTTTACTATTAAATTTCTTATGTTACCTCTGCTCAGGTAGGCAAATATACAAATAATTTTTTAATCAAATTCGTTGTTTATCCATTTTTTTAAAACTTTTCTTTTCCAGTATTGAAATACTCTATTGTTACGCACCGTTAAAGGCTGGTTTCTAAACCGTGTCAAGTTGCGGCGTTTCTTCATTCGTTTATTCATCTTGTCTGTGTTTTTTTATTAATCCTATTCCTATTAAAACTATTCCTACAGTGAAAAGTAGTAAAGCCATTTTTGCTTCTTCAGGCATAACGTTCTAAATATTTAATTACTTCAATCCAATACTCTTTGTTTTTAGCTTCCGTCTTATTGTAAGGTGCTAACTCGTAAATGTTTCGTGCTGAAATTAACGCTTGCGTTTTTATTTCTTCAGGCTTAAACAACTTACTTGCGTTCGTGTATATTTCCTTCGCTTTTTCTTTTGCTTTCATTCTATTCTGATTTAAAGGTTATTTCTTTTCCTGTTAATGCAAAGTACAGATTTTGTAGTTGGTGGACATATTTAATAGATTCCTCTAAAATAGCCC